TATCCCGTCCGCAAGAGCCTCCTCCACGATGGTGAGTACCCGCACGCTTTTCCCGACAACGTCCTCATGGGTAACTCTGATTTCCAGTTGTCCCACACCGACAATTTCAGTTTCCGTCGAACTAGGCGACCAGGTCAGCACGCCGTCCGCATAGCTTGTGACTACGGGATAAGCGACGCCGTCCGGCCGTTTGTAAATGGCGGTCAACGTCTCACCGGGATATTCATCACCAAGCAGGCTGGAGACGTCAAACTCCAGATTGCGAAAATGATTCTCGCCCTGCCGACCGATGAATACTGTCGCAGCTTTTGTTAAATCAATCATGCTCCGTCACCCGGCTTTGCTGAATCGTCGCTCCGCCCGTGTAGCTGCTCCAGAGCCGCCTGGAGCTTTTCGGGAATGGGCAATCCAAGGTGCGCTGCGTTTTCCAGCATGGACACGCCCTCGTTGGAGCAGTAGAAAAAGATGACGGCGGTACGCAGAAGCTCGCCGTTGCCGATGAGATAGATATCCATAATGTGCGCGACGCCCACCATTACAAAAATCAGTACCTTCTTGCATATGCCCTTGAAGCCGACCTCGCTGGATAGCTTTTTGTCCGCGATGGCACACATGACACCGGTGATGTAGTCCACAACTACGAACACAAGCAGAGCGTACAAAAAGCCGTCAAAGCCGCCGAAAAACCAACCGAAGAAGCCTCCGGCGGCTGCCACCAATACTTGAATCCAGTTCCATACTTCTTTCATTGGGAGTCCTCCTTTTAGTTTTGCATATGAAAAATGCGCCCCGCAACCGCAAAGGCGCATCATCCACACTGTGTTAAAGTGTTAGAATTAAATTATGAATTTGCTGCATCACATCCGCTTTGGGCCGTCCTGCTCCGATGGACAGCCAAGTTAAGGGCGGGATATCAAAAGACGATGAGGAATCGAAACCGTTGACCGCCGTAATGACAGGCTCGATGGCTTTTCGAAGCTCCGTGATGTGGAATGGCCAGTTTTTGACCGTGGTTTTTCCAACTGCAATTTCCTCACTCCAAGTTGCAGGAGACAGGCCATAATAGCTTCGTACCATGTTTACAGCGGTTCGGAGTGTCTGGATATGCGCCGCCTTCACATGGGTTTCGTTCGCGGTAATTGTCTCGAATGGCGTCGTCAGTATTGTAAAAGTGCGGACAACCTCCGGACTTGCCGACTCGATATCGCTGTCAAGGCAGCGAATGGTAATGGAATGACTTCCCGCCGCCAGTGTTTCCGCCTGATAAACTGTTTTAACGCCGTTCCCAAGGTATCCGCTCGTGGAAAATTGCTCAGGATTATCCACACTGTTGATCCAAGCACCTGTATCGATTTTCACTTCCACAATCTGCGACTGGCCGTCCGGTTCGACACCTGTTGTAATCATAAAACGCGGTGTGGTATTGTAGCTAGAACCGCCGGACGGCGGGCAGACGATTACCGGAGCAGACGGAGGACTGTTTTTCTTTACCGTCCCGCTGATTACATAAGCGGAAACCGCGTCTAAAGTATCGGTAACACTGATACGGTAACGAGTATACGTTCCGGCTATCTGGGAAGCGTTCGCCGAATACGTTCCCGAGGTGGAACTTGAAACAACAATTGTAAGAGCCTCGTATGCCGACCAGTTCGTTCCATCCGTGGAGGTTGACCGCTGGATGACATACTGTTTGATGGCGCTGGTTCCAGGAGCTGCTCCGCTCCACGCAAGCGTTACGACAACGCCTTCATAAATAGCGGGTGCGGCGGTAAAGGATGACGGCGGCGTTGGCAGTGTATTTCTGCGAACAGTATTGCTGGATACTGTCCAGTCGGAATAGAAACTTTCACCGGCAGCACCGCGCGTCCGTATACGAAACCGGCGGTAATTGCCCCTCGTGGCCGGAGGGCTGACACTCAAGATGCCATTTGTCGCCGAGGTGCTCACCGTGGTCAAAGCCGTCCAATCGCCCCAGCTGCTGTTGTCGGGAGAGTCGCTGTATTGTATCTCATAGGACGTGATGGCATTGCCCGCGCCATTTGCTGCGCCGCTCCACGAGAGGGTGACGTTTCCTTCAGCCAATGCCGCACTTACCGAGCAGACGGTCGGCGCTCCGCAAGCTGTGACGTCGCAGTAGATGCTGTTGCTGATTTTCTCGACGGAATAGACATCTAAGGTGTCGATTGTCCAGATACCGAACTGCGTATAGGTCCCCGGTGTGCTTGATACAACCGGGTTGTAGCTGCCACCGCTGGCGGACAGTATCAGAATGGTCAGCACATTCCATGCACTCCAGGTACTGTTGTCCAATGATGTGCGGCTGGCGATCTGGTAGCCCTTTACCGGGCTGGTGCCTCCGGAGGCTCCGCTCCAAGTCAGTGTTATCGTCTCATTGCTGTATTCAGCGGGAGAAGCAACGGCTGACGCAGCGGGACTTGGTGCTGTATTCCTGCGGACGGAGTTCGTGGATACTTTCCAGCCGGAGTAATAACTTGCTCCTGCCGTACCACGCGTCCGCACCTGGAATCTGCGGTAATTCCCGCGCGTCGAAGGCGGATCAACTGATACACTGCCGCTTGAGGCTGTGGTAGTCACCGTTGTCAGTGCAGTCCAGGCTCCCCATGCGAGATTATCAGTGGAATCACTGTACTGAATTTCATAACTGGAAATTGTATTGTTTATGCCGCTGGAAGCTCCGCTCCAGGAAAGAGTCACGGTTCCTTCCGCAAGTATTGGGTTAACCGAGCAGAAGGTCGGTGCACCGCAAGCCGTGGTCAGAAGAGCCGAACTTAACACGGTATAGCTTGAGTTATCGATTACGCCGGAAGATAGAGGAAGCCGTCCGTCCGACACTACCTGAAAGCGCACGCCCTGCGCGGTGTTTCCCGTAGTGGAAGCACATGTGACCGAAACATATCTGAGCCTCGGCGTGGTTCCGTCCCAGTCGTCGCCATCTGCCGCCTTGATGCGCACTTGTGCAGATGAACCGTTTACCGTCATGGTACAGAGCAGGGCGTAGCCGCTGTGGATGTAGGAGCCAGAGGAACCCAGCGCGGCGGAAATGGTGAAGTTATAGGTCATCTGGCTATTGTTCGGCCGGCTCTTAGAATAGGTAATGGTGTAATAGACGGTTGGGCTTGAACCTGCTTGCAACGTTACACCGTAAATATCCGCCATCGTCGTTCACCTCCTCATTCATAGACTGCTGTCACAAGAGAATTGACCAGCCCGCAAAGGCTGGTATTCAGCCGGGTGTCGGTGATGTTATTTGTGGCTATTGATGTTGCGGCGGCCGGTATCAGCACATCGGCGATGCCAAGTTCATAGACGTCGCTGGTTCTTGTCAGCGCTGGAGCTGACGGCGTCGCGGCGGGAGTACCGTCAACAACGGCAAGCTGAATATTCCGGCTGACCTGGCTTAAACGAACCACAATCCGGTCAATTCGGGGGTTGCTACCGTTTGCCGTAGTGAGCGGAAGGTTTAGGTCGTCTGTATTTTCATACCGGTATCCGTTAATCCAAGCGCTGCCTGCCGCCACGCTCACCGCCAGCCCGTTTCCGGGCGTTGCCTGCAGGTTCGTCGCAGATGCGTAAAATACACCGTTCGACACAAGGTTTCCGAAATATGCCGCGAAATCCGTCGCGTCATAGACTCTGTCTCCATCCGATGAGTTAAAAAATCCGCTTTTCTCCATGCGCTGTTTCCTCCTTGCTTAGCTTGTTTTTGTATATTCAATTATCACGTAGCCCGTATATGCGGTTCGGTCATTTCCGGGTTCGACGATAATATTGGTGGTATCCGCGTAGAGACCAATCTGGGAAGCAAAGTTGTTGTATCGTGCAAGCGGTAACGGCAGGAACACCGTCCCGTTTGTAGCGAAGCCTGATAAGCTGACAACCGTGCTGAGATTGGATATACCGTGCGCTACGCTTCCCGGCACCGCATTCGGAAGATAGCCGAGATTGATTTCTTTTCGGTAAATGGTCTTACCATCTATCCATAGGCGTCCGGTGTTTTGTTCTGTTGCGGAGTAATCGGTCAGCGCAGACGCAATTTTAACAGCGGTAATGGTGCGGTCCGCGATCTTTACTCCGGTGACCGCTCCGGTTGCAATCCGCGTTGTAGTGATAGGCTCATTGTTGATATTCAGCCAGTTCGCCTCGCCGGATGGATTGTTGTAAACGAAAATGGAAATCACATAAAACGTCATGGTATTGCGGGATATGAAGAAGCCCATTGCCCGCTGGTATCCGCTTCCTGTATTGTCACCATTGTGCTTTACCAAAAAGACATGACCGTCGTCACTTGGCTGGTCGCTGAATTTGTTACCGCTCCATGAGGTGAAATATAACGAATCTCCCGGTTCCATATGATGCAGGGCATATTGTCCGACCGATATCGTGCCTGCACCCACGGTTATTTCAAGCGCGGGCAGCTTTCCATATAAGTTGTTCACGGTGGCTGTAAAGGTTTCTCCCTGAATTTCCGGGTCTACCTCCGACAGATTTCCCAGCGTTCCCTCCACAGCGTCCAGAGCCTCCGTTACTTCGGCTATCCCGGTCGGAGCCGACAGCGCCGTTTTGACTTGGCTCATATCAGAACGGATCTTCTGCGCAATCGTAAGCTCGGCTTTTCCGAACACAACGCTGATACTCAAACCGTTCGCGTCATAGGTTTCCTCAACCTCGGTGATACGGGTGGTCATGGATACGCCCCAGGTCTTGGAGATGACCGTGACGCTCTGCCCGAGGTCGAAATCAGTCTTATAGGAGAGGTTGCCGTGGGGATTGACCGATGCGTCGAAGGAATAGCGCACCGCCAGTTCGCTCAGCTTGCTCTGCCCCCGAAAGGTCAGCGCCTCGGTGTAATCCGCACCGAAATCCTCCTCCCGGAGGTCTTTGGCGTCCACGAAGATTTCACGGCGGGTTTCGCCCGAGCCGCCGGTGATGGCGACGAATGTCCGCCCGGCGCCTTCGCCCTCGCCGCCGACGAGAGCGGTGTTGGCGTAATCCGCCGCGCTCTCCGTATAGCTCTGTTCCGTCAGGTTTTCGTATTCCTTGGAGAATACCGCCTGGGAGTCGACACCTTTATACAGTGTCACGGTAAAGAGGTGCGTTGCCGGGGTGAATACGGTCTTAATGCCGATGCTTGATGCGTCGCACAGTTCCGTCACCGCGTCCATCAGGTTGCGGTAGGATATCTGTGCGCTGACGGGTATGCCCAAATTCGGAGATGAAAAGGTTATGCCGCCAATCTGCCGCGCTGAATCGGCAGGAATGATAAGGTTATCGTTCAAAAGCTGTTCCACACAGGCGGAGAGGTCGCCGGAAAGTGTCTGCGTTTCCCACACGATGCGACGGGCGAGGAAGGAGGTGGCGAAGCGGCCGCTCACGGTAATGATTTCACTGTCGGTCTGGGACAGCTCCAAATGCTCGATTATCCCGGCTTCCTCGTCGTCGTTTTTCCAGAGGATATTTCCTTCCTTAAGGAGTGCCGTGTTTTCGGGTGTGGCGATGGCCTTCAGCTCAAAGGAGCCGCATTGCGAATACCGCCTCGTCCAGCGGAGATACTCAAAAGACTCCACGATGCCCGCAAGTTCACGGTTAGAATCAAAGATATACAGTTCCATGCTCACACTCCTAAAAACTGCGGTCGGTAGTATATGCTGACCTCCAGCAGTTCCATATTGACCGATGCGTCAAAGCGCAGGGTATTAATCCCGGCTGCCAATTGAAAGAAGGTTGAATCTGTGTCCAGCAGCGAGAACGCGTTTGTTATGGTCGAGCCGTCCACGCTGAGAACACGCTTTCCCGCGAAATGGGTATAGACCCGTATTTCATCGTCGGCGCTCATGGTCGTGAGGAGCTTAACATACTCCCCGGTATCCATGTTCAGCAACTCCGGGTTTGTCACCGTACTCAGCGCCCGAAACACAATCTCGCAGCCGCAGGACACGTCGCCGATATTGTCCACCGTGATGATCTGGCTGGGCTGGCGCATACCGAACTCCATGCCAGTTTCGGGTATCTCGAGTTCAAACTCAAACAGCGGTATCCACGACGCCAGTTCCTCGCGAACCTCCTCCGGGGTTTCAAAGAAAGGCGAGGGACAAAGCAGACTGACAAAGAAATTCGGTATCCGCTGCCGGGTGGAGACGGTAAACCCGGCTTCCTCCACCACGCAGGAAATCTGCCGTCCGCGATACAGGAGCGTACCTCGCAGCTTCGGGCTGAATATTTGAAGAAAGCGCTGACGGAATGCGTATGCCTCGTCGGGCGTATCCGCAATGACCGTACCCTCCAGCGTAATATTGCGCATATCCAGCGTGGAGGAAATGTAAAAAGCGCCGTCCTGATCCGGTGCCTTGAAGGTGTTGACGGTCTGGCGGGTGTCGCCCGTGCCGTCTATCTTTTTGAGAAAATATGGGCGGCCTTGCTTGAGAGTGATGCTTTTGCCGCCTGCGTTGGTGTACGTTAGCTCCATTTATACCGCCCTCCTTTAATACTCCAGCGCCAGCTTGCGCGAGAGGTTTCTGAATTCCCGCGCCAGTTCCTTTTCGGACAGTGCCTTTGGTGTCACCACCGAGATGTTCTGCGTGATGCCCGCGCCGGAAGCGTAACCGACTTGCCCGGACACGCCACCCGCGTTGATGTCAAACCGTGTGGGAATGGCATTCTGCATATCCCGTGAAACCGCTGTCATAGCGTCCTCAAAGCCTACGCCGATGCCCTCGCCCATGTTCTTACCAAGCCCGGCAAAAAGTTCGGAGGGAGAGTGGATGCCGAAGAAGTCCTTGATACGGTTTACAATCCCGCCGAAAAAGCCGCTTATTTTATTCCACAGCCACGCGCCCGCGTCGGAGATACCGTTCCATAGACCCTTGATGAGGTTGCCGCCGACCTGTGCCATCTGCCCGATGTAGCCGGTAAAGGCTTTAACCAGCCCCGTAATAATCTGTGGTACTGCCTTGACCACCTCAACGATGATCTTCGGCAGGTTCGCAATCAGTGAAACCAGTAGCTGAACGCCCGCGAGGATAATCTTATCGATGTTCCCGACAATGGCATTCACCAAACTTCCGACAATCTGTGGGATAGCTTTGACCACCGTTGTAATAATTAGGGGTAGGTTTTTTATCAGCGATATGAGGAGCCGCACCCCCGCATCGATAATGAGTGGGATGGAATGAATGACTGCCGTAATAATCCCGTCGATGATTTGCGGTATGGCTTCCACAATTGCCTCGATAATTACAGGTAGTGCCTCCACCAGCGAAACCAGCAGCTGAATGCCCGCGTCGATAATCTGTGGTATCGCCGCGATGATAAAGGAAACGATGGCGGTAATAATCGCGGGCAGAGCGGCGATTAACTGCGGAATTGCATCCAGCAGACCCTGGGCAAGCCCAAGAATAAGCTGCAGCGCCGCTTCAAGAATCATGGGGAGATTATCCGCCAAGCCATTAACGATGGTTGAGACTGCGCTTACTGCCGCTGGGATAAGTTTTGGTAATGCTGAGCCGATGCCGCTGACCAGTGCCGTTACCAATTGCACCGCCGCGTCGACGAGGAGCGGGAGACTGTCAATCAGCGCTCCGACTATTGTCATCACAGCGTTCACGGCTGCGGGGATGAGTTCGGGCAGGAGCGACAGAATCGTGTTCAGCACCTGCGTGAAGATGTTCGTCACCGTTTCAAGCAGCAAAGGGAGAAGATCACCAACTGCCTGCAAAATTGCCCCCGTAGCCTGCGGGAGTGCCGCCACGATGTTTTCAAGCACCGGCACGACATTCTTTACTACAGCTTGGAACGCGTCCACAAGGTTCTGTGTCAGATTCGTCATATCCGCATCTGCGTTGCCAAGCCCCGCCGTGAATGAAGATAGGGCAGCTTGAAGCAGGCCGATAGAGCCGCTGATGGTTTGCGTGGATTCCCTTGCGAAGTTTCCGGCGTACTGTTCCGTGTTTTCGAAGAACATCTGCATGGCGACTTCGGCTTTTTCGGCATTGCTCGCGCTGTTCCATACGAAATCCAGACCCTTGGAGGCGGCGTACGCCTGAATGCTGGTCGCGTTCATTGCAACACCCAAATTGTCCATCATGGTGAAGTTGCCCTTTGCCGCGCCGGTGACGGCTTCCATGGCGGTGGACATATCGATGCCCATGACCGATGCCATATCTGCAGCACGTTGCATGGCCTTCTCGGTCAGTTCCAGACTTTTTTGCTGTGCGATGCCGGAGCCCTGAAACAGAGCACCCATTTTGTTGGCCGTAGCCAGATACTCCGACTGGGATACACCGAGGTTTTTATACGCTTCCTCACCAGTTTTCTGAATGGACGCGGCATAAGCACCGAAAACCGCTTCAGAACCGCCGAGGTTCTGCTCCAGCTCCCCAAACTGCTGCACGACTTCTTTGCCCAGCTTGATTGCCGCCGCTCCCGCCGCGACAGCCACCGCGCCCATCGTCACGCCGATGCCTTTGAGAACACCGCCCAACTTTTCAAATCTCGGGCCGGATTTCTCAGCTTCATCGGCAGTATCCTTCAGTTCATCGCCAAGATTATCGGTAGCTTCCGTTGACTGTGCGAGCTCACGCTCCATGCCGTTGAGCTCCGCTTGCGCCTTGTTCAGCTGAATTTGCCAGTTCTGGGTGCGTCGGTCGTTTTCACCGAAGGATTCGGAGGCGTTCTGCAAAGCTGCGCGGAGTGTCTCTATTTTGCTCTTTTGTGTATCGATTTCCTTATTCAGGACTTCGTTGCGGGAGGCGAGCGCCTGCACGGATTTGTCGTTTTTATCAAACTGGCTGGTGACCAGCTGCATTTCAGAACCGAGGACTTTAAAGCTTTGGTTAATATCCGATAATGCTTTTTTAAATTCACGTTCGCCCTCAACCCCAATTTTTAGGCCAAAATTGTCTGCCATGCCTTCACCTCCTTAAAAAGGGCATGAAAAAGGAGCAATCTTTCGATTGCCCCTATCGGCTTCCCATTATGCTCATAAATTTATCCCGATTATATTTTTAACGTAGGGTCTTTCATTAATTCTTTTAAGTGATTTATTTGCCATGTTCTTTCATCTTCCATTAATGATATGACATCACTTTTACTTTTGTTTATAAGTTTAATCGCAGAAACAACATACATTGCTGTTCCCTCAGAGTGGGTGGGAACATGGCAAGTAGCTAAACAATGCGAAGTAGCCCTTACTATTTGTGAATAAGGTTTATCGTCTTTTTCCAGAGTTTTTGCTAAGGCTAAAACTGTATATGTGTATTTTCTTGCGTCCCACATTTTTATTTCATCATTTATCCATTTTTGCAAAGTACCTATTGCTGTTTTCAAAATGGTTTCGTTTGGATATTTTACTTCAAATAATGGTAGAACTCTATTCAAACAATCAATGGCCCATAGCGCTAAAATCTTATGCTCGCAAGAATACTGCTTTACAGGTTTTATAATATCAAGCAATTCATCATCGTGTTTTGTCAATGAAAACTTATTCATATCAATCATATAAATCCTCCATATGTTATAAATATCGTCAGCCAAACCACTCTTCAGAATCTTGCTTGGCTACAACTAAGTCTTATAGTATAGCATATTGCTTGATAATAATCAAATACCTGGCGGGATAATATCGTCGATTGTCTGTAGGATAATATCGTCGATTGTCCGGGTTTTCTTCGGCTTCTCCATACCAATAAACTGCTTGTGGCAGGCCCATAGGTCCAGAAACAGGCCGATGGGCATGAGCCAGAATTCCTCCGCGCCCATACCCATCTGCACCGTTCCGTAATAAAGAAGTCGAGTAAAGGTTTCCGCGTCAGTTTGCTGACACTGTCCGTTTACTCGACTTGCGCGTTTTTTGAGGAGATTTCGTCCTCGCTTTCCACGTTGCGCTTGGTACCCTTGAACATTGCCTCTGTAATCGCATTTTTGTAGGCCGCCAAATCAAGCGGTGAGGTGAGAAGTTCTACCTCATCCTCTGTCAGAAGCTCCTGCGGGGCATCCTTGTTTTTGAGGTTGTGAATCAAAACAGACTGGTTAGCAAGCAAAGTCAGAAGCCACACGATCTCATCTAATGCCATCTCAAAATTTTCTGATTTCATAAGCTTCTCGCCGAGGTTCTCAAGTCCACCGTACCGTCCCGCAATCGCCTTGGTTGCGCGGGTGGTCAGAACTAGTTCATATCCCTTGCCGCCGATATTGATAGCGGCGCTTCTTTCGGCGGCGTTTGTAAAAATGACGTTATTCATTCTGCATCCTCCTTACGGCTCCGGTGTATAGACAGGTTCGTAAACCTCGGTGAACCAACCGGTGATTGTGGCGGAAGCGACTCCGGCGTCGCCTTCGGTAACCTCCGCCTTCCACGGGTGCTTGCCAAAAGCGTCCAGTTTGTTGCGGCGCATGACTGTCCCTTCAATAGTCGGCGTGGAGAAGGTGATGGAGTCTGCCTTGGTCTGCAGATTTGTCGCGGGCAGGCCGAATTTTATGCGGTAAAGCCAGAAATAGCGGTAGGTACCGTTTGCTTTTTTTGCGCGGAAGCCTACCGCGACAGGTGTCCCCACGTTCTCGCTTGCAGAGATCAGCACGCCGTTATCGTCTGTGGATGCGCCGGTCAGATCCGCCGCTGCCGTGGGTCCAATGTCGTCAACGCCAAGGGTGAGCGTACCACTGTTGAAGTCTTTCACCACTTCGGCGGCACCGTCGTCAGCGTATAATATTGCCTCCACCAGTTCCACCGAGAGTTCGGCGGTGATGGCTTTGGCAAGCACCAAAGGCGTAGAGTAGGTTTCTTCGCCGTTGGAATCTTCGGTTATTTTTGAATAATACAGTTTATCAAGACCGATTGTCGCCATAATTTATTCCTCCGTTTCGTATGATTTTTCCACATCAATGGCGTAGTGGTGGTAGCCGGTATCGTCCTCATGGCCGATATACCGGCGGTCGGTAATCGTAAATTCCGCTCCCAGAAGCAGAGCTGTTATCTGTTTCTTCCTCTGGAGGTAGTTGCCTTTGGAAAACAGCGAAATCCGCACTTCGGAGATATCGAAGAGCGGTGTGTTATTTCCAAACAAGGCAAATTCGTCCGTCATGGGTGTGAATACAAGGTATTCGTCGGGAGGAACGCCGGAAAAAACGCCTGTCTCCACAGGGAGAACAGGCGAAAGCAACGTGTTCAATTCTGTTAAAATGCTCATATTCCGTCGACCTCCTCCTGAAGCTTTGACTTCATGGTTTCAATGCAAGCGCTTTTGCTCTGAGTCCTTGCGGGCTTTAAAAAAGGCTTGGGCGGCTGGCCGGATTTGCCGTATTCGAGAATGTTGGCAATTTTGGCGTTGGAGTTCCCATCAGAGCGCGGCTCGGCAAAACCAATTTTAACATCCCAGTTAACGCATGACTTTGAACCTGTCATAGATTACATTCAAACAAACTCTGGCCGACAAAAACCGACCTCCGTTTGCGCCAACTATTTCGAGAATAAAAATGGAGTGTTACAATGTACTCCTATTCGTAAGGATGACGATTTAATGTCATCTGTTGTCCTACTGAAGGAATTGGCTTCTGATGCTACCATTGACATAGCAGCACGCATAGGATGCTTGCGGAAATTTATCGAACATCAGTACAAAGATCCACAGGCAGAATCAGATGCTTACAATATACTTTCAAGCCTTATTCATGGTCGTAGCGAGCCTACGATCGATAAAGAAGGAAATGATAAACTCTCAGATGAGCAAGTGACTACTGGTATAAAGTATATTAAAGGCTTCATTTCAGATTTCGATTACGCCGCCGTCCTTGCTCAGTGCACTCCTCAATGCCTTATGGAGCGATATGCAACAGAAACCTCTGCATACATTAGAATGCTCGTTCTTCGAGCTTATACTGAGCAGGATGGCGAGGCACGTGAACGTCTTCGCAAATATAATGATGTATTACGGAAGTATGTAGACGAAACATATCACATAGAAAATGACTATCTGTATTCACTCGACGTTCGGCGTTTTAATATTGTCCCAGACAATTACATCACAGATGCCGAGCGTTATGTGGCCGATGAGCGGGCAAGGTTCGATTTTGCAACTGAATAATGTTGAAAATCAAAAAGCTCACGAGCATCGTCAAAATCGAGCATTCACGGGTTTTTAAGGATTAGCTCATAAGGCGTTATTCTCATTGTATGTAAACTTCCTATATTGACTTGTTTACCAGAACGGGTAAAAGTCCAAAATTCCCTTGGATATATTCCCTCGCACGGAAATGACCCATAAAAACCGTTATCGACCTATTCCCTCACACGGAAAATCAGCAAAAAACATACCCGACATCAATCTGATGCTATCGTTCCACGTTGAGACAGTGGTACTGATGACGCATTGTGGCGACAGCCCGGAATAAACAAGAAAAGTCACAATATATTGTGACTTTAAGGCTGAAAATGGGGCATAAACAGAGAGAAAAAACAGCCGTTTTTGCCCTCTGTTTTTGGCCTTCCACAGATGACATGGCTGATTTCCGGTCAGAAAGAGATTAATAAGAGGACGGACGATGAAAAATCGACCGTCCTCTTTTCCATATATCGAGCAGCCAGCCACAAAGTGGCCGGCCTTTTGCGTTTCGGCATCAGGGTCTCCGACTGTCAAACCCGTCGAATATTGTGGCTTGGTTCGATTTGATGTACAGTTCAATATGGTGCGGATACATCAAGGTCGGAAGCGGCCTCCATCTTAAACTTATCCATAGCGGCACGAGCCTCGGGAACATTGATGTTGCTATTCTTGCTAGACAT